ATGCCCGTTGCTCCACCCACTCCCGCAAAAATATAAGTCAAAGAAGCATTGACAACAGACCCGGGCGCAAGAGCAACGACCGTACAGCAAGTGACTACTTGCCAAATCCCGAGAGGGATTGCCGTTGTCGCATCAAAAGCCGTCAAAATCGTGCACACAACGTGTTGCGGATCTGTAAATGAAGTAATGATCGCACGACCTTGCCCGGTTGCCGAACTCCCGGTGGGCACTTTCCAAATATATTTCCCCACGTCATAAGACGTGAATACCGGGGCTGAAGCAGTAAAAATAACCCCTGTTCCACTTGTCGCCCCAGGCGTCATCGTGGCGCCCGATTCAATTCGAGGATCGCCTTCATAACTCGGCCGCACATCTTCGATGTTTACCGCTTGCGCTCCAAGAGCAAAAGGATCATTGGTTCGAGAAAAAGCGCTAATGGTGAACTGCCCCGCCGCATTCACCGTCAATTTTTGCGGTGCTTGACGAGGACACACTATATACATGAAGCCATCCGCTGATGCCGCCTGAAGATTAGCTAAATCTAGAGCAGAATAAGGCGTTGTGATTTCATAAACCACCGAAACCGTTCCACCTGAGGCATAAGCGCCATATCCTGTCGTGTTAATAGGATTGCCAGTCACGGAATCGTTGATTCGAAAAGTGTTGCCTGAGATATTCGACACCGTCACTTGTCGATTATTCAACTGCGGCATCCCGACAATTCCATCAAGAATGATCTCGTTTCCGTTGGAAATTCCCGTGATGCTGGAAACCGTGACCACGCCGGCAGTCGCCTGAGAGATCCCCGTGATCGTTGCTTGCGTAGAAGTCAGCAAATCCTGAGTAGTCGGATCATAAATCCGCAGATATCCCGGCGTCAATTCAAGGATGTAGGCCAAAATGTCGCTAAGTTGAAAATCAAGAAGCCGCGCGACCTGTCCTTGCCGTGTCTGTTTGCAAAAAACAAAGCCCGGCCTAAATCGCGCAGGTCCTTGAAGTTCAGAAATGAAATTAAGACCTTTTTTAAAGGAAGTCTGATACCAGGGTTGATCGAATCGCCCGCGGGACCGGGGAGAAGTTTCGCCCCCTGAAAAATTGATTACGACGGCATTACCTGTCATACAAGAGCCTAATAGCTCCCGTAGACCCGTGTATTGTCGCTGAAAATGCCACCGGAACGCCGCACACGAACGATGCGCGATCGCTGTACGCGCACGGGAGGCCGTTCCTGGCCTGCCACGGCCGCAGCCGCAATGCGCGCCTGCTTTAAATCCTCTTCAAGCTGTTGTTTCACTGAAGGCTTAAGCGTAAATTTAAAAGCCATGTTTTTTGCCAGTTGAAAGGCAAACACATTGATGAAAAGCGGATCGAAAGTCTGCACAACCTGAGCATCAAAAATATAGGTCAATTGCAAATTCGTGGTCAAAGCTGAATCGCTATATGGAGGAACATACGCCGGAGCAAGTACCCCGCCTGAAATATACGGCGTCCATGTTGACGAATCAAAGTTTTGACCTCCGGCGGTTTGAAGAAAATAAACAGGTCCCGCAGCGCCTAGCGTACCCGGCACGACCTGAAAATTTTGCCCGTTAGCTTGAACTGTTCCTTGAACCGCCGAGGCTGTATAATATGCCCCATCAATAGGCTGCTGACCCACCGCCAAAGCCACAACAGTGAATCCTGCGGGAACAACTACCCCGGATACCGTCTCGCCAGTACGATAAATTGCCGTGATAGTGAGCTCAGGCGCTGCTTGCGCAGGATCCGAGGCTATATTCTGCGGATCAGTCGTTTGATCGCAATAAAGAAACCCGTTGGAAAAATCCATAGCCCAAGACGGAATTGCACCGGCAAAAAGATAGCGATCACCCAATTTAAGCATGCGCACAAGATCGTTAGGCAAACTGTATCCATTGACAAACTCGGGATGCGGGGGTGCCTTAGTATTCGGCTGCATAAGAATCACTTTACGCGCGAAATTAAAGATAAACTCCCGCAAAAGTTGTCTGCGGGTTTGGTCATACCATCGGGCGCAAATGTTTGCGACAACATCTGTGCCTGGATTAACGACGTTGACTATAGGAGATTGCCCAAGAGCATCGAGGGCGAGATTGCAAATATCAACAGCTCCAATAGGCGCTTGCGACATATTTCTCCGTTAAGAAAAAATCCCCTCCCCTGATTTTAAACAGGGGAGGGGATGTTGGTTTCTCCCCGTAAAGAACTTATCCTTCTACGTACGCGCCGCGAAGACACAGATTGCCGCTCGCGGAACCCGCAGTCGCCATTTTCATGCCAATTGCGTACTTGGCATTTGCATATTTTGGATCCGAGAACCCGAGAAGCTCCCAAATCTTTTTGCCATAATTTAAAAACCCGGCCGTTGTTGCGCCTAAAGTCGTAACCGTCTGCACAACAAGATTAGCTAAAGCGTCTCTTTCAGACCCTTCAGCAGATCCACCGCTGATGTCGGTTAGCGCCATGAAGATTGCCCCGGCATCAACAGGCGTCGAGTTCGGCAAACCCGAAACCGAACAACCAGCATAATACGCCGACAAGGTTTGACTCGGGCCACCATCGAAGGGCAACGACGGATCTACATTAAAGAGCCCAATACTAGCGCTCGATAATCCTGAAATAATATCACAGTTTAATTTTAAACTGTGTATCAAGGCATCCGCATTGATTGTCGTAAGGAAGTAAAGACTTCCATCGACATCCGTTGTTTTCTTCGTCCAACTTATTGCAAAGGCGTCCATGTTGGCGCCCATCACAACGCCGGCTTTGCCTACCTTAATTGGCGTGCCTCCGACGTTAGAGTCTATCCAGCCAATGAATGCTGTCATATTTTCTTAAACCTCCCCTTTAACCTTCTACGTAAGTACCACGAAGAACAAAGTTACCTGTGTTTGCTCCCGCGGCATTAAGACGCACACCGATCGTGTACTTATTAGCCGCCCATTTTGGATCGGTGAAACCAAGAAGTTCCCATATCTTTTTACTGTAATTCAAGAACCCATTGGTCGCCGCGCCCAAGGTTGTGACCGTTTGGATCACGAGATTGCTCAGCGCGTCATACTCGGATCCTTCCGCATAACCCAAATGGCTATCAAGCGCGGATACAAAGATCGCGCCGGCATCCACGAGCGCATTTGCGCCGCTTGGAGTCCCCGACACAGGAGATCCCGCATAATACGCTGCCGCTGTTTGGCTCGGTCCACCTTCCGTTGACAATGCCGGATCAGTATTGTAAAGCCCAATATCCAAGCTCGTCAAGTTCGCAATGGCGGTTTGATTTAATTTTAAACTATGAATCAACGCATCCGCGTTGATCGTTGTAATAAAATAGATCGAACCGTTGGCATCAGTTGCTAACTTCGACCAACTTTCAACAAACCCGCACATATTGGCGCCCATCACAACGCCTTGTTTACCGACTTTGATCGGTGTCCCGCCGACGTTGGGGTCTACCCACCCAATGAATGCTGTCATACTTTATGCCTCCTGTCCGCTTAAGAGGCGGTGGTGTTGACCTGCTGGATCAAAACGCCTTCCGTGCGCACCGCGCCGAAGTCGAAGTTGATCTGCACCTGCTTCGTTTCGACCAAGTCCGGCCGAGGCTCGACTTTGAGAGCAAACTCTTTGCTCATGCCCACGCAAATACCGCGTGTCGACATAGCAAAACAAGCTCTCACCGAAGAGGCAACCGAAAGAACAGGCTTGGGCGCGTTGGCCGCAAACTGAAGCAGCCGAATGCCGGCGGCTTCCGCTATACGTCCCTTGTCGATGACATATCCCTGCGAATATAGATCGTTGATGAGTTCGACTTCCTGCATCAACGACACATATTCGTTACCGGCAATACCCATGACAAGACGTTCAGAGATTTCACCTTCCACGTCGTTGCCCACATCATTGTCCATGAACGTCTTGTGGATTGCGATAAGTTGCGCATACGTCAACCCACCGGTCGCGGTTTGCGTAACCACACCATCGTTTGCGGCCGAGACTGCGGTCGCAAAAGTGCGGCCCGTGTAGACCGTAGCGAACAACGCGGCCACGACTACGCGGTCGAATACGCGAGCCATCGCGTAAACGCAAGCTTTGGCATAGAGGCTTTGCGGATCCTCCATCATACCGCGGACATCATGTTCGTCGATGGGCAGCGTCAAGGTGAATCTTTGCCGAGCAATCAACCTGCGAAGATGATTGATGTCGGAGAACTCAACCCGCGGATTACGGCCAACCACAGGGGAAGCTTCCACAGGCCCGATACCGTCATAGGCCATTTGGTCGCCGGTCATGGGGCGAAGTTCAACGTGCGGACGTAAGCGGCTCTTGAGCTGCTGCGCAAGCACATGAACATAACTAGAGAATTGAATTATTTGAGCGTTGTCAATTAAATCCTCGGCCATAGGGACATTCCTCCGTTAAAGTTTAACTGCCTTTAGCGAAGACCGTATCCCCAGGCTGGCGGGGGCCTTCTCCGGTTTTCGAGACGGACTCGGAAGGGCCTTTACAGGCGTATCTTCATTTCACGTACCGAATATAACAGATGTACAGAACTTTGTCAAGCCCTCTTTTACTTTTTGCCTTTGCCCAACTTGATTTCCGCCAAACGTTTTGCAATCTCCGAAACCCGATCTTTCATCTTTTGATGGTCGACGCCAAACAAGTCTTTATACTCAACCGATCCTTGAATTTTCTGCATCTCGGCCGTAAGCACCGCTTCCTCACCTTGTTCCGGCGCGCCACCACTTGCGCCCGGTTTGGCATTGATCTTATCCGCAGGAACGTATTTTTCAAGAACTGCGTTGATGACGCCGATCGCAGTCAATCTTTGCTCAGCATTAAGCTTCGCAAATTCCGGTTTAAACGCCGCGGGAGCAAGCTCGTTTATCAAAGCATCCACTCGGGCAATAATCTCTTCACGTTTATC